CGCTGTGATAGGTCGTTAGATTGCGCGTAATCAACATCTTTAGAGTAACCAAGATGCAAAATAAAATTCATAATGGCGTTGACGTAAATATCATCAATGGGCAGCACGGTAGTATCTGTATCAAAATCCGTGATAATGACCGCCACCGGTGCAATGGAGTACATCACCTGTACATCACGCGGGGTTGTTACTTGCGGATAAATATACATGGTCTTTGGGTCGCGCTCATCAAATACAAAGCAGGTTGGCCGGGTGCCTGTCTTTCGATGCCAGGCGGGGATCTGATTATCCAATATTTTCTTATCTGTCAAAAAGATTGGTTCGCCGGTAAGTATGTCAAATACCACATCATGCCATCGCAAACCCTCGCTTGGCAGTGTTTGGATAGAGCTATTAGCTGTTAGCGTGTAAGGCGCGTTCTTCATCTTACTATCAGGGCGCAAATTAACTATTTCTAACACTGCATCGTTAAACCACGTTAGTAGTTCTTCGTATGGCCAACGCGTTTTACTGGTGTCTACAAATAGCGTGTTGCATCTAGCTAGTATTGAAACAATGGTAGTATTTGACATGGGTAATTACCTTAAGATATTGCTTTACGCTTAGCGCCTTGCTTAAGCGCTTGTTGGCCTAAATCAGCTAGTGGGTTAGCCGGTACTTTGTTTGCGGCTTCTTCTGCCGCTATTCGGTCGGCTAGCTCTTGTTCTTCTTTTGCACTTGGCTTAGGAAGTAAAGATGCAGGCATTTTAGTGAGTGGCGTAAGCTTCATTTTGCGTTGTTGCTTAATCAAGTTAGCCGTTGCTTTAAATACGCGGCCTTGTGCATTTTGAAAGGCTACAGGCGGCAAACCGACTTCTTCACCGTTATATTCTTCTACTGTTGTTTCCATAATTTTTTCCTATAAAAAAGCCCACTACAATGAGTGGGCTAATTAGTTAGCAGATTAGGATTAACCTGCTTGTGCGACCATGTGGCCAAGTGCAGTACCTTTCAGTACTTCATACCCGTAAACCATTAACGAACGAACCAGATCACCGAAGTCATCAGGGTTTTTCATGGTTTCCATCTTGGTAAGTTGTGCAGCAAAAGTAGTTGCGCACTTGTGACCAAAGATAATGTCGTGTACTCCGGCGTCTACCGCTGTGTTGTTTGACTGATAAATGGTAAATCTGTCAAGACGACCAACACGGCCGTTACGAAGCATTGACTGACCATCACCTGATACGCTGGCATCTTTAAGTTCAGATGTTTTAATGCGCGTAATCATAGCGGCAGGCAATACAATATATCGATCTTCCGGTATGTTGTTTTCGTCAAGCACTTGCCCGGCTTCAACAATTGTATCGACAATATTGGCTTTGGTTAAGGTAAGCGGTGCTGCTGCTGTCCCCAAGTTAACGTTACCCGATATACGACCGGCATTTGCGCCAGCGTTAGTGACATCAGCGCCAGTAAATATATTGGCTAAAATATCACCGTCAATTGCAATCTTAAGTTGCTCACCGCCATCGGTAGAAAACTCGTTCATAAGCGCAATGTCTGATTGCGTTTTATCAACGTCATACACGTTAAAGGCAAAGTATTTGCCTTGGTCGATTAACAACTGCTTGATTGCTTCTTCGGGATTTTCGTAGTTAAGACCGGCGCCTTTTACGTAATCACGAATATTAATGGTAGGACGCTGACGGATGTTGACCGTATCGCCAAACTTTTGGATTTCCGTTATATTTCCACTCTTGCGAGTTTCGTTCTTGGCTCTTTATCCAAGACTCCTTACAGTTTCCTGCAAGACTAGACTATATCTTCACTTTGCGTTTTTTCTAGGCTTTAAGTCTTTACCTCGACCCTTTTTACCTAAATGATGATTTCTTGTATGCGTAGCTAAATCTGTTATTTCAAGATTATCAATGCGGTTGTCCATCTTGTCATGGTTTATATGGTGAACAATTTCATCCAAAGACAAAAATCTACCTATACTTTTTTCCATAACTAATCGGTGCTCTCTTATGTACCCTTTACTGTCGGCGTTAGGGTGAAAAGGTGAGCTAACCATCTTATAGCCGTTATGAGTAACTATGTATCCTTTGTGGTAATAGTTATTCAATTCAAAATCTAGTAACTTAGCTGAATTTCTAACCGTCACATCGCTAACGCCCATTGTGTTTGCAATCTGCGTGGTGGTTAATCCTTTCTCGCTTAGATTTTTTACTTTTTTGGCTGTATTCATAGCGCTTGGTGATTTTCTGGATATGTTAAATTCATCCATTCTATTCATTATTAAACGCTTTGATACACCGTACTTACCGGCTATTTTTTGCATTGAACCAAACTCTTTGTAATCTTTAATGAGCTGGTTTTTACTAACATTGAATTTACGCATATTAGGTACTCTATTGTTTCCAATATTATACCCTTTATTTTGTATCTCGCAAGGTGTTACGCACTCTTGGGAATTTCTACCGTTCTGGTTTACTTTTCCTAGTCGTTGAACCTTCACCTTATTCCTAAGGCGCTTGGCTGCTGATTGCCCAATCCAATTCATTTTTAACATTCGCACTTACCGTTACCAGTTATGCTGTAGTTGAATTGGCTCTAAGGGTATCCCAGCAATTCACGTAATTTAAACAGAGCTAAAAAATTAACCCTCGTAATCTGTATTACAGATAGCACTGAAAACGGTTTGATCGTAAAACTTGACCAATAACTTACTTGACCAAATTTCAGGTATAAACGTACCGCTATGAGACGGTACGCCGGTTTGGACTGGTAATGGCATGGTATTAAACCTTAATTATTAGCGAGGTCTGTTCATCGCTGTAAATAAAAGGCGCTCCTGTTTATCGTATTCAGCGTGCGTTATCTGCTTTGTGCGCAACTGTTCAGCCAAACGGGTAAATGCACTTGGATCAAACACTGTTTGATTAGGGCTTTCACTAGCAGGGTTGTTAGTTACGTTATCGGCGTATTCACTCAACTGAGTTTGATTAGGGCGCGACTGTGTTGCGTTGTAGTCCATGTAGAAACTAGCAGTTCGCTGTAAGTCACCATTGTTAAAAGCTTGATGAAGCAAGGTGCTAAGAGTTTGCCCACTTCTTGAGTCGACCGTTTGTAACCATGCACCAAAACCATGATCGGTTTCTGTATCATCCAAAGACACACCATTACCCGATAGCATATTGCGTAAAGTGGTAAGTTTATTGTCTTTAGATGATTGGCTAAACTGAGACTCGATAGAATTAAGCCGTTTTTGCATCTTACGATTTTCCGCATTAGCAGCTTTTACTGACGCTGCGGATTGATCGGCTACCGCTTGAGCAAAGTTTTGTCCGTATTCTTCGACTAAATGAGCATTCAACTCGATTGTGCTTTCCGCGTGTGGCGCTGTGTCCACTTTTGATTGCTCTAGCAATCTATTGCGACGCTCTAGATCGGCTATTTGCTGATTGAGCTGGGCAACGTGTGTATCGTTTTGCGGCGCGTGCTGAGATTGATTCGCTTGCTCTGTTAAATTTCGCACTTGCGAATGAAGCGTAGGGACTTCTTTGTCGTACTTGCCTTTTAATGCAATGTACATTTGACGGTAGTCTTTTTCATCATTAACAGGAGTCGCTTGTGGTGCCGGTACTGGCGCACTTTCTGGCGGTATTCCCTCTGCTTTTGGTTGGGGAGTTGGTTCGCCTTGCGGCTGGTCAGTATTCCCTTGGTAAAACTTATCTGCAAACTCTGCTTGTTTGCGTACTGATTCTGGTAACGCCATGTTTGTATTGCCTTAGTGAGCCTTGTCTAAGCGGTATTCGGTGAGCCTTTACAGGTATTCAGTGAGTCGCTTGTATTAGGTATTCACGGTTGGTTTAAAATAAAATCCATCGGTATTGATGAATTTTGGGTACAAAAAAACCGCATTTAAGCGGCCTTCTTATATTTACTGGTGTCTATTGAGTAATTCCTTTCGGATTACTAAACACCTCAATTTGTTTACCCAAGAGTAATATTTGCCCTTGGATGAATTTAATGTTGTCTATGTCCTTAGCGGTAGCTAATGACTCAAGCAATTTTTGACGGTTTTCAATGAGCGAGTTAATTAACACATTCCATTGATGTGTTTTGTGGGATAGCCCGATAATTGCTTGCTGAAGGTCGGCGCTTACGTTCATGGTTGCCCTTGCGCCATAGCTTGCTCTTGCATAGCCATTTGTTGTTGCTGCATTTCTTCGGGGCTCATCAGTATCTTGTCAGCGCTAATATCTGACGATTTAAGCACTGTCTTTAATAGTTCTCTACGACCGTTTAGGCCAGTTATTTGCATATCTGTAGGATTGTTCAATGTCATTAATAGTTCTTGCTGACGCATAGCCATAGACTCTTTGTGCATGAGTGCATCACTACCGCGCGCGACAACCTTTGCATCACCTTTAACATCTTTAGGTGTTTCTTTATCTAGCATGGCAATATTATAGGCATGCGAAACAGCGGGTTCAATAACACCAATATCTACCTGGCGCACAACCCCTTTCATATTTTTACCTGCTGCATTCATAAGCATAGATAAACCACTTGCAGTTTTAGCCGCACCCGCCCCACTATCACTACCAAATGCGTAGGACGGTATGCCGCTAATTTCATCCGCATAGCGAACAAACCTTTCATACGTGCTTAATAATTCGTTAGCCCGTATGTCAAACTGGAATACACCGATACCAGCACCAGTACTCATGCCGTTTTTACTGCTGTCATACGCGTACATGGTCATTGGTTTAATCGCCGGTACAGTGCCGTTAGGTGACTTTGATATGTCATACGTAAACTGAGGACT